ATTTTAGAAGACACCATATAATCACCCCTTATTATTACTATTCTACAATTATTTACATTGTCCTTTCAGTAAACCTAAAATTTGACAGATAATTTATATATAATAATAAGTTATGACTCCTAATAGATTATATTATGTTTTTTAAAATTTTTCTATCCTATAAAAAAGGCACTTCACTAACCGAAGTGCCTCTGACTCAATCTTTTACTCTATCATTATACCACAGATAAAAGGGACATTGGGGGACATCTTTGTACTTTTAGTATTTATTATAGATTTGTCCTCTGTTTCCTGCGTCTATTACATAAACAATCAATTCTCCGTTATCGACAGTGTATATAATCCTATACTCTCCCACCCTCAGTCTAAGCAAATCACTATGTCCTTTCATCTGCTTTATATCGCTTCCGTTAGGCAATTGTTCAATGGCTTCGACAACTCTTTTTTTATCAGGCATGGGAAGCTTATCAATAAATTTCTTAGCTTTCTTTTTGATAATGATTTTATACATTAGTCAAGACCCCATTCCTTTTTGCACTCTTCAAGGGTAAATTCCTCATCTTTATCGGTTTCGGGATCGTTTTTATAGTTATTCCACATGTTTTCGCAGAATGTATCGTCGGCTTCCTCATCGGCGGTTATGCCCTGCACATAGGCAAGTACATACCCCATTTTATATTCCGGCACTCTATCCAACAGCTGTATTATTATTTCTTTATTACTCATAACTGACAGCCTCCTTATGTATTTCATATTTTGATTTATATTATTATACCACAGATAAACATATAGTTGTTCATTATGTTTTTCCGTTTATTAAAATTTTTCATGATAACATTTTCTAAATCCTTGAAGTGATATTCCATGCAGTCTTTTTATCTGCCTGTATGAATAACTCATCTCCACCGCTATCTCTTCAAGACTCTTATACTGCACATATCTCTTATACAATATATCTATGTATACAGGATTATCCATGCTCTGTATCTCGTTTATAATCTTATTCCTAAGCATTAACATCGCGCCCAAATCCGAATTTATTTCTTTTTCCAAATCAACTATTCTCGTTATTTCCTCTGATAGCCTATCCCTCGGCGTTGTCTGCACCCTCTCGCTGTCCGTACCTGTTGATATGCTTTCCAGTGAAGATTTCAGCCTTTCCAGTTCTTCTTCTTTCTGTTCTATCTTTATTTCGGCAGTCCTCAGCTGCCTTAAATACTCCTTTGGCGTTTTCTTTTCCAACTACATCACCTCTCTATAGGTTTTTGTGTGTTTATACGCATAATCAATATAAAACCCACAAAATTCTATATACCATCTTTTTTCTTCTTTTTCCATTCCAGCAGCCTGTACTTAATATTTATAATGACTGCTGTTAATCTGCCGCATAAGTCAATTACCACCTTATCCCTATAGGGAATATCTGAAAACATATCTACTACCGGAGCGTTTTTAATAAGCTCATCTAACTTACTACTCATTACCTATCTTCTCCCTCTATGCTCTCAATTTCGCCACCACAAGCGGCATATCCGGCTATATCAATCCAATTATCATTCTTTGCGTGTCCGCTCGCTATTCTTGCTGTTTTTTGCAAAATAAGCATAGCCGCAACATCTTGCGGCAATATACAAACGTCTGCTCCCTGTCCAACACATTTTGCACTGATATATATTTCCCATAGATTAGCTATTGTTTTAAAATTGTTTTCGGGGCTTCCGTAATCCTGTTCCCTGTCTCCGTTTACTGCTTTTTCAGCTATCTGTAACAATTCACTTCTTGTCATCTTCTTCCCTCTCCATTCTCCCCAGCTGCCTTTTGACCTTAAACCTCTTTATCTCGTCAACCTTGTCCTGTGCGTTGAAGTGCATTATCATCTGCTCAATCATTACTTCCACGTCTGCCATCTCTTCTAAAAAATGCGCTTTACTGTCCGTTCCGTTTATGTACCCGTCTGAGGCTTCTATCAGTTCTCGGCACTCTTCTTTCAGTTTTGCGACCTGTTCCGTTATGCCGTAGTGGTTTAATATCGCTCTCTCGCCCAGTCTCAGCTTGTAATCCTTAATCAGAAAGTATACGTTTGTTATGACTACGGCAATAGCTAAAACATATATTAAGAGTTCTATAAAGTCATTGAAAGTCATTCTTCTTCACTCCAGTCTATAGCCTGTCCGCACTCATTACAATAATTACATTTTCTCTGGTCGTGTGGTTTACATTGTGTAGCATTATACCGCTGCCCTACAAACCATCCACACTCAGGGCATACCCAGTCTTGCCATTGCACATTTCGCCATTCGTGGGGCTTATCTCCCTTGTTTGTATGAATTATGGATACTCCGCTTTTTAATATCGGCTTCTTCGGTATCTGCTTTTCCAGTGCTTCTATAGCCGTAGCTATTGCAATTGCATAATCTAACGGATAGTTCCATTCGACTTCTGCCTTTGCTATTTCAAGTATTTTTATCGCTTCTTTCGGTGTCATTTTCTCTCCTCCAACGCTCTTTCCGCTTCTTCTTTTGTGAGAAACACGGTTTTGCCAAAGTCTTTATATTCAAGTTCGTAACTATCATATTCAAAGATAATTGTTCCTGTTGGAAATCTTTTTATTGTAACCTCATCGGCATCAAGATAGTATATTTCTTCATATTCATCAATTATATATAATTCCTTTGTTCCCACCTTACAGGGAAGCCTTATTAGCAATCCCTGTTCTTCTAAGTCCTCGTATTCTTTTAATTTGTCATACATTTCTAAAAGTACAATATCATTAAATTGTTTTATGGAAGAAGTTGGTCTGAAATATTTAGTTGTTAATCTATCCATCATTCTCACTCCTCTATCAAATCAGGCAGATATATAGGACTGTTTTCAAAGGTGATGAAATCGTATAGACGACTGTTAATAAGATTACCGTCTCCTTCAAAATCAATTAGATTACGAGTAGGTTTTTTCGGATAAAACCAAACATCTTCTCTATCTTCGTCTCTCGCTGCCCACGGCGTTCCTTCCGCAATCCTTCCCTTTATAGCAGTTATCTGCTGTTCGGTAAGAGTTATTTTTTCGGGTATTATTCTAATGAGTTCCGGGTGGGCTATCATTCTACATAAATTTTTTTCACTAAATGAAATATACCACTTATCATCTATATACATTTCTCTTACATCCCCTACTATTCTATAGGGACTACTACCATCAAACCTAAACTCCTGCCCCTCTTTAACTCCTAATATATCGCTTAGTCTGCTCATCTTAATCCCTCCGTATCTATATGTTTCCATTTATGAACAACTAATCCGTCCATCTTGCCGAAATGTCGGCTGTTTAACTCCCACTCAAATCTACCTTTTTCGTTTTCCCATAATGTTCCTATATCAAACGCATGGTCATAGGTTATGTTTTTTTGCCTTGCGCTGAAACAGACTAAAATATCTATTGCTGTTGGCGGTAATTCGTTCTCGGTGTTATGCCAACGATATTTTTCCTGTAATTTTAAACACTGCACTGTATCTTTCAGTATGGCACAGCCGTGTACTCCGCAGTTATGCTCGTAACCACATCCAAGACAGTTTATACCGCCTGTGTTTACTGACATTCTTTTTAAACTCTTTATTAGTTCGTTAATCTCAATCATTTTCTTTTCTCCTCCCCTATAAAGAACTTATATCTCCAACCACCCTCTTTCATGCCCGGTCTGTGTTGACACTTGACATTCATCGCCTATATGTAGTCAAGGGATTAGTTTTGAATTATTATGCGGTTTATTTTTTTTGCGACCGGTTTATTATATAAAGGGGTTATCCCTGTATACCTTGGTTTTTCAAAGCTCTCTTCTTTTCGTAGTACTCTTTCTGATACGCCATTATTCTCTCTTTATTTTTTCTGTAGTAATCGGCTTTGTATTTTTTATACCGCTCCTTACGTCTGCGATAATAGGCTCTTTGATACTCGTTCCTTTTTCTTCTTATTTCTTCGTACTCATCGGGTTCTTCTGCCCTCAAACCTGCTACTATCTCGGCTTTCTTCAAACCTGCCAAATCATCGGCGGTTACTTCTTCGCATATACAATCATCATAAGGGCAGTTGAAGCAATCTCTATCGCACATCTGTTTCACCTCTCAGAACGGAAGGTCTTCATCTTCCACGTTGTCGTCTATGGGGTAAAGGTGGGAATTGACAGCTTCGCTCAAAGTTTTTTCCTCACTCTTGTTCTTGCTTTCGGCAAAATACTGTTCTTCAACCACAACTTCCGTTGTTACACGTTTCCTACCTTCGTCATCTTCCCAATTGCGGACCTGAAGCCTTCCGACCACGCTTACCATCTGACCTTTTCTAAAATACCTTTCCGTAAACTCGCCATTCTTTCCGAAGGCTACGCACGGTATAAAGTCTGCGTCCGGTTCACCTTGACGTTTAAAACGTTTGTTCACTGCCAGTGAATATCTGGCAACCGCCAACGGCTCTGCTCCTTGCGAATATCTAACCTCCGGGTCTCTCGTGAGGCGTCCCATCAAAATCACCTTGTTCATACTCTTAACCTCTCAATCTATAGTTATTCTCCGGTTTTCTTTCAACGCTGATGTGGTTGTTTCCGCACCTCTGTTTAATCCTGCTTCCTGTTGCCTCGTCTATGTCCAGAAGCTCTCCCAGTGTTCTTTCGCTGGATATAATCGTTATCAAATCTCTATTGTTATAGCGATAGTTCAGCAGTTCAAAAGCTATGTTTACATCCGCTGTTGTCGGCTGTTTCCCTTTCTCCGTCTTGAAGAAGTCATCTATGTACAGCACATCGGTTCTTTTGAACTTTTCAATCATTTTTCCGTATTCCTCATCGTTGTTCTTGACTGCTTTCAGTTTGACTGTGTCGTCTGTCCAACGCATATACAGCACTTCTCGACCTTTTTTTATCAGGTATGAAGCAATGGCAGTGCATATATGGGTCTTTCCGCTGCCGACCTGACCGCCGATGTAAAACCACCCTTTGGGGTCTTTCGCAAACTCAACAGCCCTTTCCAGTATTCCCTTTTGCCATGGCTTGTCCGCTTTGTAGTTTTTGAATGTGTATTCGGCAACACTGTCTTTCAAACCGCTTCTTTCAAGCCTTGCCATGTTTGCCCTGATTTTCATACACTCACACGGAACAGTAACCATGTATATCCCCTGTGCCTCGGCAACAAAACCTCTGTTTTTGCACTTCGGGCAGTCATAACCGACCATGTTTCCCTCAACTGCATTCATTCTCTCGGCTTCCGCTATTGCCGCTTCTCTCATTCGCTTTTTTCTATCGTTAGACGTTGAGTCCGTCTTGCAGGTATTTATCCCATCTGCCTTTACCGCTAAGCTCATGCTTCTCCTCTCCTTTCAGCCTGTCCCAGATAATGCCTCGCCACCCGTTCGCCATGCTTTCATCCATCAACGCCATTACAGGGTTTTCGCCGTACTCTCCGCTTTTTTGGCTTACTCTGTTCAGCAATGCGGTCAGTCCCGTCGATTTATACGTTTCTCGTCTCTCGCTCTTGTACTTTAGCCATTCTCTGATTTTGATAACCATGGCTTCCGAGAAATCGTATTGGCTGATGATGTCCTCTGGGGTTTCTTTTGGGGTATCTTTAGATACCCTTTTCTTTATTTCTTCCCTTCTTACTTTCTTACTTTCTTCTATTGTTGTGATTTGACTGTGATTTGTCTGTGGTTTGTCTGTGATTTGACTGTGATTTGCCTGTGATATGTCTTGGTACAGACAATAGTTTTTTACCGTAATTACGCTGAATTTTGACTGTGATTTGACTGTGATTTCTCCTGTGCTTTTCAGCTTGCTTAGTGATGTCCTTACTTGATTAACCGTCAATTCGGTTTCTTCTGCCAGTTTCGGATATGAGGTTACAAACGAACCTCTCTTTATTTCCTGCCCTTGAAATCGTCCGTCTTTCCAATTCGCTTTTAATATCAAATGTATAAATAACCTTGTGGTATTAATATCGCTGTACCATTCCCAGTCTAAAATCCCTCGGTCTATTTTTATAAATCCGCCGTCCAATTTTGTTCACCTGCCTTTGCAGCAGAGTTAAAAGGTTTCCTTAAACAGTTCCATGAAGTCATCTAGTCGTAAGCAAGCCACCCAATCGCAGTTGTTTTTTCTTGTAAATACTACCGGCAACTCATCTTCTCTTGCGTCATTTATTGCCTGGTCTAACGCTTCATACATTCTGAATTTCTCCGTCCGCTTGACTTCTATATGCAGTCCGGGGACACCGACTACATCTGCGTCCCCGTTTGCTCCGCAATATTGCTGACCTCTTCTTGCTTCAAAGCCGTGTTCACGCAATATCAAGGCAACCTCACGCTCTCCACGTTTTCCCTTATCTCTACTAAACTTACTCATATTTCTACCTCATAAATAATTCTTTCCTATTAACCGCTTAAACTCTTCTCTTGTATGTCCGTCCGCTTCGTATGCCCTCTGGCAGTCCTGTTTTAACTGCATATCCAGTTCTATATTTCCGTTATGTATTCCCTCGGAACTCATGTTGTGAAGTTCCGGAATGAGCCATACCCAAAAGCCGTGCTTATCAGATATGGCTCTGTTGCCTGTGCCGTAGTAGATGTGATGCTTGTGCAGTCCGTATTCTCTGCCTGTTATATAGCAATATTTCTCTTTGCCTTGTAAGACTGATATGCTATGCGAACCTTTCATATCTTTCCCTTCCAAGAGCTTATGAGGCTATCAACTTCATCAGGCGGCATTGTCTCTATACCCACCGCCTTACAGTCCTGTACAACAGCGTCTATAAGTCTTGACATCTGTTTTGAGTTATAGCAGCTACTTCCGTAGTAGAAAGTATATAAGCTATATCCCTCACGGCTGCCGAAGTCGGTTTTTTCGGAAAACCAACCTATTCCTCTTTGAGACCATACATAACTGACTGTCTTATAGAACTCATCCGACATTTCATCCGTCTTTTTTAATCCGCAGTCTTTAATATATCCCCTATACACTTCTTCATCGGGCAAGTTAGTTTCCGATGCCAATTCGCCAATCAATTTCCAAAGGTAGTTGTTAGCGTCAAGACTTCTTTTCTTTCTGTACTTGCTTACCGCCACAGTCAGTGCGTCTCCTGCTTCCTCTAATGCTGCTCTTATATGCGTTTTCTCTCCGTAGTTCAATTTATCGACTATGAATGAAACCTCTGTCTCTCCGCTTTCAAGAGCCTTAAACGATATGCTGTTTTTGGCTTTCAGAGTTGCCAGTTTATCGGACACACTTATCACCTCTTAGGATTTTTCAAACGCTCTATTAACTCTTCAGCCTGTTCTTTGGTCAGCTGAACAACATTGTTTACACCGTATTTTTTTAGTGCCTTTGGCAATGCTTCTTTGAACTCGGGATTAGCATTACACATACAATTTATTTTTCCGATCTGTTCATCAGTCGCATAGTCGACTTTTTGTTCCTTTTGTTCTTCTTTCTTTTCGGATGATTTATCCTTTCCATGTGTATTCCAGCTGTCTGCGTCCTTTGTATCGTCTATGGCAAACATACCGTTAAGAGCGTACTTCCTTGCATAAGATGAGGAACTGCCTGTTATCTGGCTTCCGTCCATGCCTTTTTTCTCGTTGTCCTCTCTGGCATAAGCCGTAGTAGTTATTTTTTCCTCACTCTCACAGTCAAAAACCGTTACAACTGCCATTATGTAAAACCTGCCGTCAACGCTGTATACTTCATCCTTTACTGTCATTGCCAGTTTTTTTGACTTAAGAAGCGGTTTAACAGCTTCCAGAATATCCTCACAACTTCGGTAATTGTACTTTCCGAAACTGTTGTATCTGCTCTTTGGCGCTTTCAGTTCGTTTTGTACTTCCGTCAGTTTTTCGTATATGTTCATTACGCTTCCTCCTTATTTATCCCGAACATCTCCAATACATCCGATATGTCCAATCCCTTTTTTAAACATCCGCAATGATAGTATTCTTCGTATATGTGATAGAACTCTTGTCCCTCTCTTATGGGCTCTCCGCAGTATTCACACTTATATACCTCTTTCGGAAGTTTTCTTCTTTCTCCGGGACAGCCGTGTATATGGGGATATGTATGGCAGTATTCACATGTCATCGCCAACGCCCCCTATTGCGCTGAGTTTTTCTCTAAGTCCTCTGTTCTCTTTTTTGTATTTATCTATTTCGTACTGCAATCTTGTGTTTTCATCCTCTAACACATCTATATCCATGTTCTGGGATGCTATTTTCCAGACAAGCACTTTTTCAAACTCACGGTCATTAAAATTTCTGCTTTCGTTCATTCCTCTTCACCCTTGCCTTTTCTTCCGTTTTCGGTTATCATGTAAGTGATTATTTGTCTTTGCCCCTTGTCGGAGTTGCCGCTCCGCAGGGGCTTTTTTATTTTCTATCATCTCAACTCTTTCCTCAACTTTCTGTTATGCTCTCTGAGCCTGTTATTCTGCTCTCTAAGCTCTCCGAACTTCGCTATGATGTAAATAACTCCTAACGCCGTTAAGCCTGTCAGAGCCTCGTATACGCTTAATGCTCCCATGTTTTCACCTCTTCTTTTCTTTCTCAAAATGTTCGCAGACTTTCATTGGTTCTTGCGGTTTTTCGTCATTTCCCAATACGCACACTCCGTAGCCTGTCGGGAAATACATATATACGTTTCCTCTGTTTTTCAAGTAAAACTGTCTGTAATGCTCACAGTTAATACAGCAGCGTTCATTCTCTTTTATTGCGATTATGTTTTTCATTGATTTAGCCTCCTTTGTTATCACTTTGCTAACATATTTATTTATCTATATGCTAACATTCGTTAGTAGAAATGTCAATATCAAAGTGATACAATATGCTAACAAACATTATCGGAGGTGTTGCACATGGCTGTAATAAAAATTCAAACAGGTTTGCGCCTTGATGAGGTAACATACAACAAACTTAAATATCTTTCCGCTAAAGAAAACCGTTCGCTTAATAATCTTACAGAGTACATTCTCAAAAAGTATCTTGATGATTATGAGAATATCAACGGCTCTATTCCTTATCAGATTGAGGAATAACTCCTTCGTCAAGAAACTTTATGCCGATATTTATAAGTATTAAAACCAACTGATTAACTGACACTCCCATTTGGCTTGCTCTATTTTGCAAATCTGTATGTATTTTTTCCGGTATTCTTAAACCGGTCTGTATCTTGTCATTCATTTTTATTTCCCCTTTCAGGAGGTGCTTTATGAAATATAGTTATCTTGTAGAATGTAAACATTGTCATAATGAAATCCAAGGTATATATGATTCGGATAAAAATATAGTGTACCTTGACCAATGCCCTTATTGTTTGCAAGACTTTTCCGGTTCAGATACAGAGTACTTGCGTCTTATTTTGGATTATATAAGTTCTACTGAACGTAGATGTCCGTTTACCGTTCTGGATATTCATCGCAAAAATCTTTGAGTATTCCTATCAAGGTGCAACATACCAATGTTACCGATTTTGACAGTTGCCTTAAGTCGGCAATTAGTTGTTCTTTATCTTCTTTACTTAAACTCATGCCCGCTTCCTGTCGGGCTTTTTTTAGATTTTCTCTCACTTTTATCACCCCTATATTCCGCACAGGCTACTCCTCTTGACCTGTCCTTACATCTGCGCCACTTCGCACAGCTTTTGCATTGGTCTTTCACCGCCTACCTCTCCTTTGTATTGACCGAATACAGCCTTTAATCTTATAGTCGTCCAACTCCGCTTCTTTCCGTATTTCTATAAGTACTATTTCCTTATACGTTTTTCTGGCGGCGTCATCCAACTTCTTATCTCTCTCCTCGTTTGAGGGCTTCGTATCTTTCTTTGTATCTCTCCGCTCTTTCATGCTCCTGCTCCGCCTCTCTGCTTATGTGGTGTATGTATATGGCGCTGATGATTGTTATTACTATCCCATAGGCAAGCCAGAAGCTTACTGTTTCTACTGCTGTCATTGTGTACCCTCCTTTCCCTCTATCAACTCCGCTATGTCGATATTTAATTTTTTGCACACTTTTCTTAATTCGCTTAAACGAAAATGTGAAGGACTTCTCAGCCTTTCATATAATGTTGATACGCTCAATTGCGCAGAAACGGCTAACTCGGTTGTCGATATTCCGTTTAACTCCTGTTTGTAGATAATCATTGCTCTGATTTGTTTATCAAGCTCATTATCTTTGTTGATACCTAATTTACTTTTTGGCATTTCTTCTCACCCCGCCTTGCCCTCTTTTCTTGTTCGTAAAATTTTTTTGTGATATACTCCTGTTTAAGGAGTTGATAAATTATGGTATTTCAACCTAACGAAGACTATAATAAAATGGTAATGCTTTATATTCGGGACAATCTTACATATCGTTCAAGCGGAAAACCGATTATTATAAAACCCAGACATATTTGGTCTTGCAACAAAAACTGCGACTATCTATTAATCTGCCTTACAGTTGAATATCTCTGCATAAAGGGATTGCTCATAAGACAGCGCAACGATGTATCTCCTAAAGCTACAAATATAATCGGTATTTCTGAAATAGGTTTTGAATACATTGATCTGATTGAAAACTCATCTATCCGGGATAAAGTAAAGACTGGTTTTTCTGTAGACAAATTCTTGTCCTTCATTAATACCGGCTTGTCTATAGCTGAAATAATTACAAAGCTATCACTTTAGCGATTTCTATCTGTTCCCCATTCGGTTTTATCCAATCAAACAGCCTATCAACCGCTGTATCCAAATCTGTAACTCTGTTTGTTTCAGGATTGACAACATCCCATTCTCTATCAACCTTGATAAATTTATCTGTGCCAAACAGTATCCATTTTTTATCTCTCACTACATATCTAAATCCTGCTGCATACATACCTTGCAGTATTGTTTTTTCTTGCTGTGTCATCTTTCCACCTCCTAACTAACCTTATCCGATATAAGCTCGTCCACCGTTACACCGATTTTGTGATATAATGATTTTAAGGAGTTGATAGTTATGGATAGTACCACAAATCAAATAATCGCAACTGGAATTATCTCTTTACTCAGCGGCATCTTAGCTTCTTATATAACCATTGTTTCTAATCGGTTAAGCGATAATAAAAAATTATTAGCCGAATATATCGCAGAGGTTATTTCTTTATATTCTGAATTTGCTTTAAAGAAAGATATTGAAATAACAAGCAGACTAATCGCCGCAATAGAAAAAGCAATGTTGTTTTCAAACAAAGAGACAGAGCTTCTTTTGCTTGAACTCCATAACGAAATCTTGAATAGTCCTATAAACCCCCAGAAGTGTGGAGAGCTGATGAAGCTAATTCATGATTCAGCTAAGAAGCAACTTAATGATTAATACCGCAATAACGATGTCGCATATCCTACGCACTGAATCAAATACCCTAATTGCTACTTCTTTTTTTAATTCTTTCATCTTTCCACCTCCCAGATGAGTTTATTAGTTTGTTCATAAAATACTTTTGTGCTATACTCCGTTTTAAGGAGATGAACTAAGTTGACTAAAGAACAGATAACTTTTTTAACAGCCATATATAAAAGAGATTTAACTCTTTCAGAAATCTTTGAAAAGACAGACCTTAGATATGAAAATTACCTGCACATTATCAATTCAAAAAACTTTATAAATAAATACGTAATAGTCTACGAAAAGGCTATGTTTGAAGATAATCTTTACGGTCTCACCGATGCCGGTATAGAAGCTGTTGAAAAAAGTTTAGAGGATAAATCCGATAAACTATTCAACAAACAAACTACCATTATCACAATAATTATCTCTGTATTATCATTAGCAGTGAGCATATACTCACTACATTCGCAAAAATACTTAGAAACAAAACTGACAGAAGTTGAAAACGCTGTCCTTTCAGAGAATCAATCTGCTTCTCCAAATCTTCAATAATATTTTCTTGGTGGGATATAAAATTGCGTACTGAAGGATTTTTCTCAGCTTCTTCTATTTCTTTTATTGCGGCAAAAAATTCTTGCTGTGTCATCTTTCCACCTCCTAACTAACCTTATCCGATATAAGCTCGTCTACCGTTACACCAAGAAAGTCAGCGACTTTTTTGACCTTATCAACAGAAGGACATACATCATTCCATTTACATACGCTTCCCTGCGAAAAACCTAAGTTTAATTCAAGTTTCCTTATAGGTATATTCTTTTCTTTACACATTGTTTTGATTTTTTCGTATAACACTTACTCACCTCCTTGTAATTTTTCTGAAAATATCACAACTTTTATTGACTTACTTCTGAAAATATTCTATAATTCAATTAACAATAACTATATAAACACCATTCAAAATAAGCATATATTGTTTTTGCGATTTTTTCAGAATATCTAATATTTATTATATGCTATATTTTCAGAAAGTCAATAGTTATTTTGCGATTTTTTCAGAAACTGGAGAGATGTCTATGACCCTAAAGGATAAAATCAAAGAATTATGCGCAAAAGAAAAGATTTCTATGAATAAATTGGAAACAGACCTTGATTTTGGTAAAGGTTATATTAGTAAATTAGGTAAAAGTAGCCCAAATGCTTCAAAGCTACAAAAAATTGCCGACTACTTTGGTGTATCGCTAGATTACCTTATTGGTTCTGAAAATAACGAACCTCAACTTCCTAAAGGGGCGATCCCTGTAGATGTATCTGATTTTGTAAAAATTCCTATAATCGGCAGTGTACGTTGTGGAGAGCCGATGTTTGCTGAAAGTAATATAGAGGGTTATCAATTAACTTCATCAGATGATCTACTTGACGGATATGACTATTTCTATCTCAGAGCCAAAGGCGACAGTATGATTAATGCAGGAATAAGCGAAGGTGATTTACTCCTTATCAGAAAACAAAGCGATGTAGACAGCGGAGACATAGCCATAGTTAATGTAAACGGCGATGAAGAGACTTTAAAAAGAGTAATAAAAAAAGACGGCGCTATTATATTGCAACCGGAAAATCCATCTTATGAGACAAAAATATTTATGGGCAGAGAATTAAACGATGTATACATTCAAGGAAGATTAATGCAGGTAGTTAAGAGGTATTAAAAGGGTTGTGATAAAATTGGCAATACTATCTTTCGAGGAGTACAAACGTCAAAAGCTTAAACCTGAGTTTGAAACTTCTGTTAATAAAGTAAATCCTTATAACGGTAAAGTAATCAGAACAGTTGATGATCTTATTGAGTATAAAAGAGAATATAATTTTGAGCTTTATACAGCTGATAAAACCATTATTAATCCATATACCAAAGAAAACTTCGCTACATTTGATGAATACCAACAATTTTTGGATTTACCATTAAGGTGGGAATATGATGAATATTTAAAGAATGTTTCTCCACCTGAAAGAAGTAACTTCTATTTCTTAAAAAAAACAGGTAACACACTGATTCTTATAGTAAAAATAGGATGTTCAGGCATTCTGCTTTTTTGGTGGATTTTGTATATCATATCTGCTGTAATAACTTATTTTTTAAATTTGTCTAATGTAAACTTACATAATCAAGAAATAGGATTGTTGATTACAATACTTATATATTTTTTCTTTATAATATCAACAGCTTTAATAATCGAAAAGGATGATAAAGTAAGTAATTTAAAGTCTGAATTATCTAATTTAGAAAAAAAGCTAAACAACACAGCAACTTTTTATGAAATGAAATATGAAGATAAGCTCCAATCCTTAGAAGATGAGTATAGAGAAAAAAACAGTGAACTAGAAACTAATTTCAGACACAAAAATGATGATTTAGTCAAATCTTACAGTCAAACCAAATTAGCATTAGATAAAAGAGAAGAAGAAATAAATTCAAGAAAGGTATATATAGAAAACATAGTAAATGAAACTTCTCAAAAATATCCTTGGCTTGCCACAATATATTCCGAGTTATTTTATTCTGTTGATAAAAAAATTGCAGCTGACTTAAAAAACAAAAAGCGCCCTGCACTTAAGGCGTCCGATTCCGTTATGGAAATAGCACAAGAAAAACGCCAACTTATGAAAGAAAACAAAATGCTTGAATATCAGCTTCACTACTTAGAAACTCTTTTTCCTTGGTTAGAAGATTTTGAAGAAGCGGATCCTTATAAGGCTCATGATTACATATATGCAACAGAAAACAACCTTGAACATACTGAGTATGACAAACTCAAGAGTTGGCTGTCTCCTGAAGAATACGCCAAACTTTCAACTACAGAGAAGTATCAACTTGCCTTGGACAGATACCAAAAAAGAAAAAAATCGGACTGGGATATAGGAATAGAGTACGAAAGGTATGTAGGCTATCTATATGAAAGTAAAGGATATAAAGTTAAATATAATGGTGCATTAATGGGACTTGAAGATATGGGAAGAGACCTTTTGGTTGAAAAAGGAGACGAAACCTTAGTTATTCAGTGTAAACGTTGGGCTAAGTCTAAAACAATACACGAAAAACATATCTTTCAGCTGTATGGCAGTTTAATTGTAGCTTCAATAAAAGACCCTAAAAGAACATATAAGGGTATATTTATAACAAGCACAACATTATCATCATTAGCAAAAAAGTGTGCAGACTCTTTGAAAATTAAAGTTAAAGAAAATTTTGATTTCGACAGTTATCCGCTAATAAAATGCAATCTTTCAAAAACAGGCGAAAAGATATATCATCTTCCGTTTGACCAACAGTACGATAGAGTTGATATATCCCCGAGCAAAGGCGAATTTTATGCCTATACAATTGAAGAAGCGGAGGCAAAAGGATTTAGAAGAGCTTTTAGATGGACTGCGGATAAATAATGCAATATAAATTAAAATGTTTGTATTGAACAAAATTAATATAATTAATGAGGTATTAAAGGGAGGTCCTACAAATGAAAAGAAGAATTTTACCGCTTGTTTTATCTTGTAGTTTGATATTCGGTGCAGTTCCTGCTTATGCACACAGCGGCAGAACAGATTCAGCTGGTGGACACCACGACTATAACAATGTAAGCGGTCTTGGCAGCTATCACTATCATCATGGTTATGGTCCTCACCTTCATCCGAACGGAGTATGTCCATACGAATCTTCTCAAAGTCAACCTACCACAGTTCCGTCTAAACCAGTTGCAAAGCCGTCTCAGCCGGTTGTACAACCCTCTAAGCCTGCTGTTGCACCCTCTAAACCTGCTGCGGTTGCAACTCCATCTATGCCTAAAAATACTATGACAGTATATGTTAACGGTCAAAGGATTTTTGCTGATAACTATATAATTGACGATACAACATATTTACCTATAAGAGCTGTTGCAGACTCTCTCGGAGCTACTATCAGTTTCGATGCCATAGCAAAGACAGCCACTATAACAGTTCCTCAAAAAACAAATGTTATTACCGAAACAGTTAAAGAAAAAGATGTTGCTATGAGTAATTATCTTATTGCTTCTATATATGCGGCAAACATGACAAGGACAATGTTTTTTATAGAAACTGATACTAAGTATTTGCTTACAAACGATACTCAGCAAAATAGAGAGCTTTTAGCATACTATATTGAAGAACTTAGAGGATACGCAGACACTATTTATAACCTTAAGCTTGATCTGCTTTATAATTTAGCCGATGATGCTACAGCTTTAGCAAATAATGCTGAAAAATGTATTGCACTTGCAGAAAGCAATTTAGTTCCTTCGCCTGCTTATGATAACTACTATAAATTTATAATTGACTATTTATTTGAAGGCTTAGAAGAAGCAGACATTATTTATGATAACGCATTTGATTATGCATTAAGTAAATAACCCCCATAAGCTTAACGGGGAAATAAAAAATCCCCTCCTGCGCCAACAGGAATGGATAAAGCACTGTTGTATATTAGCAATATGAAATCGGGGTGTACATATTGAGTAAACCTATATTGACACAAACTGAAGCAGACACACTACTTAACATGTTAAAAAAATCTTTAGATGAATACTTATCATTGCCAAGTCCAGGGGACAACACAGAAATAACTGTTTCCGGTATAGACAGCAACGATACATTCAAAATAAGTATCTTCCAGAGTAAAATAGCTAAAAAAATCAATTTTGGCGCAAGAGTCAGCAAAAATAATGTAATGCTTTTAGAGTTGCATATTAATCCCACTAACGTACATCCAAATCCAAATGGTGAAAAGATTATAGGTAACCACTGGCATATATATAAAGAAGGCTATGATATTCGTTGGGCTTTTCCGGCCGAAGATATAGGCAACCAAAATTTTGTAGAACTAACTTTAAAGTATTTTGAGAAATTTAAAGTAATAGAAACACCACATATAGACTTTAAACTTGATGTTGGGTTATAATAATCAATAAGCATGAAGGGAGGGGAGACTATGGACATCAATAAATATATTAACGACTATGTAGACTGGCTTAAAAATGAAATAACATTTACTAAAATCGGAGAATATTACGAAATTACAACTCCCTACCTTGACAGTAATAATGATTATATTCAAATCTATGTTAAACAAGAGAATCAGACTATATTCTTTTCAGATGACAGTTACACTCTTAACACCTTAAAATCAAACGGTCTTCAGCTCACTAAAGCCCGTAAACAGCAGCTCGACAACATTCTCATGCAGTTCGGAGTTGAAATAAAAGGTTCCGAGTTAATTTCAAAATCCGGTTCCAATGAATTCCCTGTAAAAAAACATATGTTTATTCAAGCAATACTGCATGTAAGTGACATGTATCTAACTTCTCGCACAAAAGCTGTTTCTTATTTTATTGATGATATACAGTCATATTTTGCAGATAACGATATTTATTACACGGATAATGCTAAATTTACAGGTAAATCCGGATTCACACATAATTATGACTTTGTCTTTCAGCGCACTAAGAATAAACCTGAACGCCTTTGCTTAGCAATTAATAATCCAACTAAGCAAAACATGGGAAACACTATATTTGCATGGAATGATACCAAGTTAACACGCAAAAAGGATAGTTCGTTAATTGTAATATTAAACGATAATAATCCAATACCTGATGGTGTGCTTGACGGATTTTCCGCCTACGATATTAATGCAGTAAAATGGTCTAACAGGGATGCTGATAAGTTTAAATTACTCTTTTCTGCATAATTGTATATTAATTAAAAATCCCCTGTGCGCCAACACAGGGGAAAGAAAGGTTATGCGGTATATGAATGCCTACTCGCAACTAAAGTATATCATACGACCGCTTTTATTTCTATATAAAAATAAATAAAGGAGGTCTTTTTTTATGGCTACTGCAAAGAAACTCCCCAGCGGACAGTGGCGTACATTAGCTTATAGCCACACAGAAACCATCGACGGAAAGCAAAAGCGGATTTATGAAAGCTTTACCGCTCCTACAAAAAAAGAAGCCGAATATATGGCTGCTGAATTTATGTTAAATAAAAAGCGTATTCATATTGGCAATCTTACATTTATTGAAGCTGCCGAAAACTATATTGCCGATAAAGAAAATATCCTTTCACCGTCAACAATAAGAGGATACAAGTATATTATCAAAAAAGAAACCGAAGATATAAACCAAATCCCTATTAAAAAAATTGACGAAAAGTTATTACAACGCTTTATAAACAATAATTCGGTTAAATACTCTTCAAAGAGCATAAGTAACCAAATCGGATTTATTTCGGCTGTTTTAAAAAAATATAAGATAGTTCTCGACTTTGACTCTTTAAGTCGCAAGCCTAAACAAAAACGAGAAATTCTTATTCCGTCAGAAAACGAAGTATTAAGCTTACTGCACATTTCAAAAGGAACAACTATGGAAGTCCCTTTAATACTTGCCGCCTTATGCGGTTTGCGTCAAAGCGAAATTGCAGGCTGTACATGGGATAAATTAAACGGAAATATTTTAAAAATCCGTGGCGCTGTGGTTATGGATGTAGACAATAATTATGTACATAAGCAGGAAAATAAATCCATTTCCGGCACAAGAGATATTATATTGGTTGATTACGCATCAAAAAGGTTAAATGCGATAAAAAACGGAAGAACAACCGGATCCATGTCGGAAATGACACCTTCCGGCGTTCTAAAGGGATTAAAACGCTTATGCCGTGAACTTGGCATAAATGAATACTCCATGCACTCTCTCAGGCATTATCATGCGTCTACAATGTTATCGCTTAATATCCCTGATAAATATGCGATGGAAATACTGGGTCAAAACAGTCCTCACATGCTGAAAACCGTATATCAGCATACGTTTTCCAGTGAATTTGTAAAGGTAAACTCTATAATTAACGAACACTATAATAATATTATGCAACACGAAATGCAACACAATAAAAAATAAACCCCGAATTTTCGGGGTTTTTATAACGGAGGCGGTGGGATTCGAACCCAATTTGAGTAAATTAATATAAACGCCTATTTTACGCCATTTTCTCTAAAGCCTTGATTTTACGGCTTTCTTTAAACATTATTTTTTTAAATATTTATAATTTTTGCTATTTGAATTATAAAAATATGCAACACAAAAACAAAATGCAACACGAAATGCAACACGAAATGCAACACGAAATCAGGTCTTATGATATACAAAAACCGGCAGTCTTTTTGACTGCCGGTCAATGCTGCAAATTAATATTCTGCAAAAGCGTCTTGTATCGCTTCGTATATGTGAACAGGATCGAGTTTAAATTTTGTAAATCTGTCAACTATACTTTTTACAAAATAGTAATCTGTTGAAACGTCTTCTATAAGCTTAACCCCTTCTTTACAGAAGACTTTTACCCCGTATGTTAGGTATGTCTCTCCGTTCTCCGAAATTCCAACATCCCTACATAATGAATAACGCATAATACCCTCCGAATTATACTACCCCCGTTCCGCTGATACCCTCAACAAATGTTTAGACCCAACGTTCTACATTGTACGATAAATATGCGTATATTGCAACCTTATATGGATTTTTTATTTTTTCTTCTTCGTTGCCTGCTTATATATCCATACAGCATCGTTATACGAATATCCCATAGATTGCAATTTAGCTATTTTATCGGCTTTTTTTCCGTTTCCTGCTGCTATAGGGTATACTTTTGAATATTCATCCGCACTCATACCTGCATTTTTAAATATCGTCCATTTTTCTTGAGCCGAGTCTGACATCTGAGTAATTTTAAAGCTTTCGTGATTACCGTAATCAACATTCTTTTCCTTTGGCATATAAATTCCGTCATCTATCAATAAGTCGTCCAAAAGTTCCTTCTCTCGAACTGTTAGATACTTATTATTTTTAAGTTTATCTCGTTTTTGCTCATTACTCATCTTCTTTTTGTCTTCATCTTTGCGATTAAGATAGTACTTATAGAAAAAGTAATCCGCTTCGCTTAGTCCGTGTTCCGCCGCCTCATCAGCCTCTTTGCTCGTATTTGAAAGTTCGTATATGCTTATCACACCATCCTTTGCCTTTTCCTGCGCATAAGCGTATATATTATTCAGCACTTCTACTTTTTCATCGGCTCTCATATGTTGATAATCAGAGTTTTTAGTTAAGTTTTCGACGCTTTTATTTATTATCGTTCCGGTTACAGTCTGATATTGAGCCGTCTGCTCAGGTGAAAGCGTTACTGTATTTCCTTTGTATGTAACTGTGTACGGCGCTGTAGGAGGTATAACGGATTTATTACCGGTTTCCTTATATAAGCTATAAATTTCATCGGCTGTTGGCAATGTGTTTTCTTCCCCATAGTTTACGGGGTTAATAAATGCATCGGCAACAGAGTTATGCCCCTTTACCTTTCTTCCGAGAACGTCTACTGCTGCCGGCAGAGTTTCTCTTGCTCCAGGCATTTTTAAAAGTGCCTTATTAATATTTGTTCTCAGCGGATTTCCGTAAACATAAGTTGTTCTGTTATACTCATCCATAGTCTGTGCAACTTGTCCGAGTGCTGTCGGTAAAAACTTTGATAGTTCGGCTCCAACACTTTCTGTAATACCTTTTATAGGATCTCCACTGTTAAAGAAATTCTTAAGTCCCTCCAGAAAAGATAAGTTGAAAAGAGTTGTTCCCATCGCTCTTACTCCGCTATACAACGCATTGGTTACACTGGCTAAACCTGTTCCTCCCTGCTGTCTGCTCGTTTTATAACCTTCAACGGCGTTTGCCGCAACTGCGGCAGTTCCCCCTACAGGCTGCGCCCATTCATATGAATATGTTTTATCGCCTATTTTAACGGAATACGGAAGCATACCGAGTATATTGCGCTCAAAGTTTCTTACGTCTTTATCCTCCGAAGCGTCTCCCTTAATAATGCCTTTGTCAGCTAAAAATCCATAAAATATCAAAAGCAGTGTTCCGGTAATTCCTTTCGACAAGTCATTTACATATGCTCTCTGTGCGGCAGCCACTCCTTTTCCTGTGTTTATTGCCAAATTAAGGTTTCTACTGTCTTTCATAAGCGCCTTTACAACGCCTACAGGGGAATAATCAACTACAGCCTTCACCAGATTGGCAGGAGTTTTTACGAAAGGCATAACTATATCGCCGAGTCCATAGCCTTTAAAATTAAGTCTGTTCAATCCCCTTTTTACATCAGATACAAGATGTGTATATCCGTTGTCGTCCTGCCACGTTCTCTGAGCCGCCTCAACAGCCGCCAAATCTTCCATTGCCTGCGTAGGCTCGCTTACATTATTAAGAGCCATTTGGTTTGCCAGCGAATTTTTATACCACATTTCATAAAAACCTCTATCACCTGCATCAAGCATAAACGATGTAAGATCGTCTATCTTTTTCACGCCCTTGCTTAATATATTTTTTCCTTTAAAGGCGCTGGTTGTGCCTAGATCAAATCTATCGTTTTGAACATTCCTTGTATTTATTCCGTGCCTGTAATCATAAAATGCCTCCGAAATACCGTGAGGTACTCCTTTTAATGATGAAGCTTTAAAAGTACCGGTTGTCCTCATACCCGTTTTACCGCTTACGGCTTTATCTATTCCGCTTCCTATTGCATCGCTTAACAAAGCTCTCGGCATTACAACAACATTTCCCAATACGTTTCTAATCTGTGTTTTTGCGTTGAACAGCATTGATATTCTGGCGAGGGTTCTCATTTTTTCCCCTGTAGTCGACGGCAGCTTTTCCGAAATCATACTTTGTATTTCAGCCAGTAATATATCTTTTTCTCTTTGTGAAGAAGCCTTTCCTATCTTAGCCATATTTTCATGTATAAATGCGGTTTCTTCCGGCGTGAGATGAAAACGGCTTTCATTTTCGTCTATCCACTTTTGAGTCTTGCCTTTAACCATTTCTTCTCTTGCATTGTCTAAGGATTTTTGGGCATAATATGCCATGCCATCGGGAGTCATTCTTTGAAGAGCGGAGAATATTTGCGTTGATTGTCCGGCGGCTGTCGCCATTTTTCTTAACTGTTCGACAACAGTTATCATTCCCTCATAGTTTCCTTCTTGCTCATAACGTTTGGCTAAAATCATACCCTCTGCTCTGTCTACGGTTGTTGCCTCATACGGATTCATATTTTTCCAACGTTCTGTCTCCATTGCGCCGTTTTCATCAAGCCTTGCCTGTGCCATTGAAAAAGCCTCTTTATTGCTCATCGAATCGTATGTATTTATATTTACATTTTCGGCAGCTCTCTTCTTAAACTCATCCGAGTAAACCGTCTGGCTCTGCATACTTTTCTTAAATCTGCTTTCCGTATTACCTTTATACTGTTGATTGACTCTGTTTATCGGCGGCGTTGTATTCATGTCATCCTCGCTTATTTTAGCAATCTGTGCAGGATTTAATGTTTTTACAGACGGCATTGTCTGCCTTTCTCCCAATTCTTTCGGCGCTGAATTGTTGATATTTTCGGAAGTTTGGGGTATAATATTATTAGTGATAGAATTAACGTCTTGGACGTGTTCGCCGGGGGGGACTATTTATATAGTCTGTTGAGCGGGTCATTGAATCCGCCACATTGGCATTAGTTCTATCGCTTATTTTTTTATTCTTAATATTGATATTATCAGCATTTTGGTATATACTAAATATAGGGTCGGAAGTAGCTTCCACTGCGGACAATTGGAGTCCGTCGGCGGGAAGTGAATCCAACCCTCTATTTTTATCCTCATATAGTATCATATTTGAATTTCTTAAATAGTCTACAAGATTATTAAATTCTCTTTTTCCATAAACACTGGCAACTTCATTACTTATTCCTATATTTCCTTTTTTATCTAGATGTATTGCTGCAATAACCGGTAAATTTTCACTGTCTAAAAACTCAGTAAAAATTATAAAGCTATTAGGTATTTTTGACTTGGCTATAGCTATTGGATTAGATAATTGATTAGGCAGCTGTTCCAACGCATAAAAACCTAAATTGTGTCCCTGTTTAAGTCCTAAATAATTTGTTGGATACGCAATTTTTCTCACAGAACTCGGCTTCATTGTCATTTGCATGTCTTTAGCTCCGTATTTTTGCAATATTCCGGGAGTTCTACCGAGCTTTATAGTATCAATATCTCCTATTTTCCCCATCATCACATCATAAATCTGTTTCATGTATTCTGACTGCTCACTCTTTTTTACAAGTTCATCATTATAATTTTTCAGATATTCAGCTGAACTCTTGCCGAATGCTGTTGCTACGCCACCCGTTATACCGCCTGAGACTGCTCCGCCTAAAAAGCTGTCAAGAGCTTCTCTTGCTGAAAACTTTGCATTTTTATCATTAGAAGAAACGTCTGCGGCATAGTTCATAATATATGAAGCCAGTTCCTCCGCTCCTTCCGTTCCCATTTGTTTCAATACATTTTTTACAACTGACTTTCCGCCTGTTTTTGCAATGGTTAATAAATCGTCTAGGGGAAGTTTTTCCGTTGCCGCTTCAATTGCTCCCGATAACAAACCACGTCCGAGGGCTTCCGTAGCCGTTTTGCCCTGAGATGTAAGTTCATTTGCTTTGTTTGCCGCCGAGTTTGCCCCCATAATAACCAATGGCGCTGACGGATTTATAAATGCCGTCGGAAGAGTAACAGCATTTTGAGCTATTGAAGCCGCAAGTCCCATAGCCTTTTGCTGTGAAGGTGTAAGTCCTTCCTGCGCTTTTTCAAAATACTCATTGGCTTTCTGATACCTTTTGTAACCTATAGACTCAGTACTTACGGGGTTTCCGTATGTCCAATCGGGATTATCCATGTTTCTGCCCATTTCCGATAGAGAAGACTGCAACCCTTCCTCTTTTATTTTATTATGCCAGTCCGAAAGGGACTGCTTTGTTACACCCACCAATGTCGGCACTGTTGCGGCAAAAGACATTCCAACGCCTTTTAAAAAATTGTCGCTTCGGTATCTTTGTGCCTTTGTCGGAATAAGGTCGCTTGCTTTACTGGCACGTTCCAGCGCAGATGTAAGCCTGTTATTTACAGGTCTGGGCAAAGGCTGCACAGCCTTTGGAAGCGTTGTTATATTTGAGTTTTTATTCCATTGTTTCGGTCCGTAGCTTTCCGCTTTCTGTGAAGCATTCACTTTCGGCAGGTTATCAATTGCTCTGGGCAAAGAAGAAGGCGTACCCGAAGATACGCCTTTGCTTGGAGATGTTGCTTTATTATACGACTGTTTTATAAAAGTGTTCTGTGCCGCTTGTAATTTCTTTTTTCTGTCTTCGTCATCTTTTTTTCCTATAGTAACATAATATGCCATTTTAAATTACCTCCAAGTTTTAAAGCAAGTCAAATATAGGTCCCGGTTTAAAATCTATTTTAAGAGTTGTAGGTTTTTTTGTGCCTCCGTCGTCGAAAACAGGCGTTCCGCTGCCGCTGCTTCTACCAGAACCGCTTCTGCCTAATTTTGCATTGCCTAAAAGCAGTTTATTAAGTTCAGCCTGCGACAACTGTTTCATATAGCTTGTATCTGTCCCCGTAAGACTGCCGTATAAATCCCAGTCTCCTGCGGTCTGTGCGTACTTGATGAGTTTTTCCATTTCTTCCGCCTGCGCCGCCTGTGCCGACATCATACGCTCATATTCCAGTTCTGCGTTATACCTAGCCTGTTCCGTTTCCCACTGATTTCTTGCAAACGCCATTTCCTGTACCCATTGATTATAGGCGTTTTCTGCCTGTGCCGCCTGCATTTGCAATGAAAGCGAGTTCTGCTGCATTTGGGCGTACATATTAGCCGCTTCCATATTTCCCTCCGCTATGGCGTTATTCTGTGCGATATTGAGCTGATTGATAGCATTTGTAAGCGTTCCTGCCGTACTGTTATAGTTCTTCATGTAATCGCTTTCCAGTCCTGCGAGGGTACTTTCGGCTATACCGCCGTTAATTCCCGCCGCCTGCATTTGAGCAGGCATATTCAGTCCGGCCAATTTATAATTGATATAGTTGGCTCTCTGTTCTTCTTCAGCCGCCTGTTTTAACTGTTCTATCTGTGAAGCATAAGCGGCGGCAAGAGCGTCGTTTCTTTCGTTTACGGCGTCCATATATCCCTCGTAGGCGTCGTTCATCTGCGATTCGATGTCATCTTTTGTAAGTCCCACATAACCGCTGTTCGTTGTGCCGTAGTTTGCATATATATCGTCCATATTAGGACCTTCAACGCCGTAATCGCCCATTATGCCGCCCTGCCCCGCAAACTGTGTGCCTTTGTCATAGGCGTTCGTCATGCCGTTACCCTCATAAGCATATCCTGCGTACGGATTTTTATAATCCATGCCGTCTCGACCGCTTAGGAATTGTAACTGCATATTGTTCTGATCGTACCAATTGCCTGTCTGTTTATCATCAACATACAGGTTCGTTGTAAAATCATCGGGTCCGGCAACATTACCCCAACCGTAACCGGGTTTGGCATAAGCCGACGAAGCAGTACCGTAACCGAGAGAACCTAAAAGTTTTGCACCGTTATCAAGGTCTATGCCTGCCAGCTTAGCCGCGTCTCTATAATTTGTCGCATTGCCGAATACGGTTTGTTTCTTTCCGTTGCCTAAATCAAACGTAAACCCATGTTCTCGGTTGGTATGTCCCATACCTTCACCATATCCCATCGGCACGATTTCTCCGTTTCGTACCTTTTCGCTGTATTCCTTCTGCTGCAAAAGACCGTTTATTGTTTCCTGACTTGCGCCCGAAGCTTTTGCGGCAGCTATTTTTCCGTCAAAATCAACATCGGCATTAAAGTTTGAATAGTTTTTCTTATATGGGTTTGCAATATTATATGTACCGTTATCCATTCCCCCCATAACGCCCGCACTGTCATAGGTTTTTCTTCCCCCCAAACTTCCGCCTTTTCTGTAATTGGCTATATCATCGTCCGTCAAACTGCTGTATGACAGCTTTTCACCCTTTATTTTAGCGTCCCTTTGGGCGTTAAGACTGTTTATATAATCTTGACTTGCACCGCTCTGTACGGCTTTCTGTATTTCCGCCGCATAGTCTTTATTGGGGTCATACTTTATTCCGCCGCTTCCCGAACTTCCGGAAGATGACGAACTCGAAGAGCCTCCATTGTTTTTTGATTCTCTATCGCTTTTCGTAACGGTTACGGTCATTCCTCCCTTAGAACCTTTGGTACTTGACGAACCCGATGAACCGCCCGATTTCTTTTTTGTTGTGTTGGTAAGCGAATATCCCATTGTTATTTCACCTCTTTACTTATCTCTACTCCTCAAAATCATTGCAGCCACCTGTTCCCTAGTGGCAAACGCCTGCGGAGCTGTTCCGTCTGTTATGCCTTCCGCTTTGGCTTGTTCCAATTCTTCCTTCGCCCAATCGCTTACGGGGAGGTTTCTTCTTTCCGCAAGCCAATTGTCCATAAATTTATTAAACTGTTCCTGTGTCATTTCTTCTTCCTCCTTTGGTGCTTTCCAGTTGTCCGTTATTTCAAAGTGGGGCATATCGGGGGTAGTCCATGTACCGCCCCATGTTATACTTAAGTTTTCGGCTATTGCGCCCGCTTTTTTTAATGTGGCTCTGTCATATAGATTATTACCGTTGCAGGCTATATCCCACGCTCTACGGTCTGTATGACGGCTGTGCATTGTCCATGTTACAATCTTGCCGGGCTTACTTCTGCCCTGCTCCCATAGTTCGTTCTGGCGTTTCTGCGAGCGGTATGTTTCTGTGATAAATATATCAAGACCGTTTTTTCTGCAAGTCTCCATAAACAGCCTGCACGCCCTCTGTGCCAACGGTGTAAGTTCATTTATATCTCTGCAAGTCATTTGCCATCACCCGACACTTTTTCATGCTGCGTTCCGAAGTAAAACGATATTACAACCGTAAACACTGTTATAAACTCTCTCGCTTCTATCTTGCCTGTGCAGCAGAGGAAGGCAAACACAGCCGTTAATGCCAGTGTTACGATAGTTTTTACCCTTATGAGCTTTGTTAATGCTTCTAACATATTAAAACCTCCTTTTAATTAAAAAAGCACCCGTTTAGGGTGCTGTATGCTTTATGCCATAGCTTTTAAAAATAATAATCTAAATGTTTCTCTGCCTTTTGGAGTTATAAGCGTCTGTGTTCCGCTCCACTGTGTTTTCTCGTTAAAAGTTTCCTTTATCTCAAACAAGCCGTTATTTTTATCGGCATAAGGCATGAGCTTTCCTTTCTTATCTCTGTATATGTACTTTTTATCTAAAAGGAAATTAATGAACTTCTTTTCTCCTATTTCAAACTGTTTGGCAGTTTCTCTGAAGCTGGTTAAAAGATTTCTATCCACAAGTTCGTCGAAATAGTCTGCCTTTGGCTTCATAATCTGGTTATCCACTGTTAATTCTGAGTTTCTAATGGAAAGCTTTTTGATTTCTCTGTTTGCAATCTGTAAGGCTCTAGCCATCACCTTTTCGGGGCTGTTCCAATCTTTCTCAAGTTGTATGAAATATTGCCTAGCCTGCTTTCCTTTTTCTGTACGCTGTATCATACAGAGTTCTTTTGCCATATCAATGGTAAGCTGGTGATCTGTTGCTGGTCTACCTCCTGTGCTTTCGCTCAAAAATGAGCAAAAGTCTAATCCTTCTTTGAAACCATAATCACACATTCTCGGAAACCAATCTTTATATGATGTCTTAACTTCCAAAAAGTTATGTAAATCTCTTCCGCTTACAGTTGGTCTATCACTGTCATAACTGATTTTAATTAATTCGTTCATACTTACTCAACCTCCTCATGTAAAAATGAACTGTTGCTTTTTAAATCATCTAGTATATCCGCAACATCACATATATAATCGTATACAATATCTGTATACATAATAATATCGCTTTTGCAGTAATTAAAAACTTTTCCGTTACAGGGTTCTAATTTATTCTCTATAAGTCCCTGTATAAGCATTTTAGCTTTATCAACCGCAACACTTGCATCCTCAACAGATGTTTGAGTATCAAAACTCATTAAATAAGACATATAAAAAACTCCTTTCAAATTTTGAGTATTGAAAGAAGTCCCTCTCGCATGCTATAATATTTACGAGAGAGAAATCTTTCGGGTAAAGAGAATTTCGGTGCGCTCGCCAAAGTACAGCCGATATTCTCTTTTTTATTTTTCTTCGAGTTTTCTTACTGCTATCCTAACTCCTTGAGGTCTTGTAATTTTTTCTTTTGCACAAAATTCATCTAATATCCGTAATGTATCTTCATCAAATCGAATACTAAATTGTGTCGTCTTAGGATTATCAGTAGGTCTACCCATTTTTTTCTCGGGCATGTTATCACCTCACTTTTGAAACCCATAAATATAATATCTTTTTGCGTTTCAAAAGTCAAGATGTTTTCTAAAATTAATTTATAATAATCTTATTTTTTGTGCAAATGCCGTTTTTAAGGATTTTTGCTTTTTTCTTATTGTTTATTTAAACACGTCTTAACAAGGTTAGGATATAAATTTATAATAATTTATTAAATTTATAGTAAACTTTAAACTCATTTAAGTTCATTTAAGTTCGTTTTAAAAAAAGCATTTACTGAATAAAAATACATTTTTACAAATTAAAAACCATTAACCATTTGCATTTACTCATTTTTTCTTATTTTTTCTAAACTTCTCATAATTCATCTATTTATTTTTATAACATGCTATACATCTTATTCTTTGCTTTCCAGATTACTTATTCTTATCTCGTGTTCCTGTAACTTATCGTCCTGTTCCTCATTGTGTTCCCAAAGCCTTTTGTGCGCTTCTTTGCTTCTGTTTGCTTGGTTGTCCATCTGATGTGCAAACTCATCAACCTTAACCGTCAATTCCGTTATTGATTTCGTCAGCTTTACAATCGGTGTAACGATTGAAATAATGCCGCCTATCAGCAAAAAAGACCTGCTAATATCTCCCATGTCATGGCGTTCCTCCCTATAAGAAAGGGGAGATTTACTCTCCCCTATTTCATTTTGCTAATTCAAGATAGAACTCGTTCGCCTTTTTGTATGCCGCATGAACGGCTCTGGGCAGTTTCTTTCTGTCTATTCTCACAGAACCGTCAACGTGATATGTACCGTCGGCAACGATATATCTTGTGTCCTTTGATTTTTTATAGTTCGAGAGATATACATATCCCTTTCCTGCACCCCAAACCTCAACCGCAATACCGTTGATACAGGGCATACCGCCTTTTGCTTCGCACTCGTCTGTTATAAGTATTTTGCCGACTGCGTATCTTTCTGCGTTCTCTTTTCTCTTCGTTGCGTGCATAAGACCGTTTTCATCAAGATATAATGCAACTTCGTTTCCGTTAAGTCTTTCTATTAAATCTACTGCTTTTCTCATTTGTAATTCCTCCTTAAGATATTGAAAATAGATTGTTTGTTGTTAAATAAGCACCTATAAAAATATTTCGTAAAGTCGAGAGTGAACTGCTCCCATTACTTACTGTAACCGAATACCTTACCCCTTTTTTTACGGTTGTTTTACCAGTGTCGGAGCCTCCACCGCTTCCATTACGCATTGTTACGGTTATGCCATTAACAGTCATCGTAGCCGTACCTCGTGAACCCTCACGGTAAAAACCAAACCTTATGGTTCCGCTAAATATGGGAGTAAATCTGAAAATAACCTTATCAGAAAATGAACCAGATAATTCTTGGGGGTATGTATAGACATTTTGTGTTGTTTCAGAATTTAACAAAAATTCATTTGTATCTAAAACTTCGATTGCCCCTATCTTCCCTGCCATTTCTCTAGGATACATTTTTGCCGTTGAACCGTCTTTTGTCCTTATGGCGTTTGCTATGTCTGTTAATGTTGTATCTTTAATCAATACTTTTCCCATTAGTACGCCACCGCCTCGCCGTCAACAAGTTTTGTCAGTATCTGGTCGGATTTGTTGTCTACTCCCGCAACGGCAGTTTTAACCTCTGCCACGCTCGCTTTTATTTCCTGTGATGTTTCCTCCAAGGCTATAAATTTCTCTCCTGCCATTTAATCGCTCCTTTTCTGAGGTTAGATAAATTCAAATATGTGTGCTACCGATATTTTTTTAGAAGAATAAACTTTTATTGTGGCTTCGGGTAAGAAAAAACCTAAACATGTGTAATTCCTAGGGTCGCTACTTCCTGTACCTGTATTATCAGTTTCGTCCCACTCAATTAATCCACCATGAGCTGTATCTATTGAAAGCTCAGACGAAGTAGTCCTTGTTTCACGCCTATTGCCAATCAATATACCATATGATTTAGTCTTGTATGTTTTAGTAGTTCCATCTGCTGTTACATTAACATAGTTAAATTTTGTTATCCCTCCGCCCTTATTCATCAACTGTTCTATCAAACTCTGTAATTGGTCTGATTTCGTCTGCAACTGCGCCACACTGTCCTTCAGCGTTTGAAGCTCTTTCTTCACTGTGTCAGTACCCCCGCCCGAAAAATTTCCGAGGGCGTTGTTCGCCTGCTTAACTCCGCTGTCTATGCCGTCAACCGTACCTTTCACAGTCTCCAACGTGTCCTGTCTTGCTATAAATACTTCTCCTGCCATTACAATACCTCCCTATAATACAAACCGCCGTTTTGTATACCCAGTTTGTACTTCTTACCTGTTACATCATCTACTATTACATTCCTGTCCGCTTCCGCTACTGCGCCTACGTCTGCGGCGGTAAGGGTAACGGAAGTACCGGATTTGTTGTTGACGGTCTGAACCTTGCTATCCCACGCCGTCTGTTTCTTCGGAGACGGGACAACCGCCAATGCTTTATTAAAATCCGCTTCCGTCCCGGTATATCCTGCGTTGACAGCGCTTTCATAAGCCGATATGCCGTCTTTTCCCGATACGCCCTGTATACCCTGAGGTCCTTGCGGTCCGACTTCTCCCTGTATGCCTTGCGGTCCTTGCAAACCCTGTGGTCCTGTTGCTCCGGGAGGACCTTGTAAACCTGTATCGCCCTTATCACCTTTAGGACCCTGCTGTCCTGTCGTGCCTTTCTCGCCTTTATCGCCACGGGGTATTGTAATAACAAGCGAAGCATTTTCGGGAGTACCCTCATTTACAACGCTTGCCGATGTTCCCGCTGCGCCTGTAATAACCTGTTTGATTGACAATGTTCCTGCCGCGCCCTGTACTCCCTGCGCTCCTGCCGGACCTTGTGCACCCTGTGGGCCTTGAAGCTGTCCCAATGCTATCCAGTCTTTTTTTGTTTCAGACCATATATATACATTCTTATCCGCTTCTACCATATAGGCGTAACTATCGCCCGTCGGTATTGCGTTTCTTAAGGCTTGAAGTGTCGAATACACATCTTGTATAACAAAACTCTTTCCGTCTGCGCCGTCAGCACCTTTAAGACCTTGCGGTCCAATCGGTCCTTGCACGCCTTGCGGTCCTTGTAATCCTCTCGGTCCTGCTGCACCTGTCGCTCCTGTTGCGCCCTGGGGTCCTTGTGCTCCCGGTTCTCCTTTATCCCCTTTATCACCTTTTAAGCCCTGTAAACCTGCTGTGCCTGCCGGACCTCTCTCGCCCTGTTCGCCTTGTATGCCCTGAACGCCTCTCGGACCTTGTATACCCTGTTGTCCCTGCGGACCTACTGCGCCCTGCATACCCTGTACGCCCTGCGGTCCTTGCGGTCCTCTGATATTTACCGTAGCAGGGGGAATTGTAGTGTCGGACTGCGACCAGTTTAAATCGCCGTTGGAACTTATATCGGGCAGCCATGCTTTACCTAAATCGCCTTTATCACCCTTGTCGCCCTTTTCACCTTTGTCGCCCTTGTCGCCTTTTTCTCCCTGTATACCTTGCACGCCCTCAATAACTGTGCGCCTGTTCGGTTCGTCATCGGCAACAACTACATTTTTAAACTGCAATCTGCTTCTTTGGGGATATGCCTTTCCCGTACCGTCCTCTACGATATGACCGCTTGAGCCTGTTGCCTCATAGGCTATACCGTCCGTTGTTACCTCGATAACCTTATCGGGATTAATTCTTATTCCTTTAATGTTCTCCGACGGCACTCTTGTATCTATCTGTAGATTATTTAACACGTCTACAAGGATATTAAACTGCGGTATGGAAACGTCTATCACCAACTCGTCAAAAGCTCTCTGTGCTTCCGCTACAGGCAGTCCCAGAGGGTTAGGCTTTACTCTTATACCTTTATTGGCATAATCGGCAGGCTCTATCTTTTTGAATAAATCAGCCATTTATCCACCTCCCAAACAATAAAAAAAGAGCTTTATCAGCTCTTGAAAAAATTCTGTATGTAAGTTATAATTGGGGCAAGAAGAGTAACCGTGCAAAGCGGTTAGTCAGAGTTGGGTTTGCCGTTTATTTACGGCTCGACCGTTCTGTGCCAGCAGAGCGGTCTTTTTTGATTGTAACAGAGATTTTATGTAACTTGAAGTTAATCTCTATTTTAATCATAATCGCCACCACCTTTCGAGCGGATTTTTTTACCTCCTCTCCCGGTTAGTAAGCGACCAGCCGCTTTAGCTGCTCCTCTTGCTTGTTTTTAATTATATCATTCGACATATACCGCCGTCAATTATCGGCTTTTAGTCGTCCGATTTCTTTCATTTTTTATGTTCTACACGCCCCTAATCCAAGCTGTGGCTACACAGTTTGTATGGATTAAGGTGTGTAGCCGCCTGATTTTCCACCTAGTTTTTCTGTCATTGACGCCCCTAATCCAAGCTGTGGCTACACAGTTTGTATGGAT